TGCCGCAGCCAAAGCAGGACTACACAGAATGCCATCATTTGATTTGGTTGCGAGTTCTCGCAATCTTTTCGTGTCAGTCATCGTTCTTCTCCTTCGCCAGCCGTGCCAGCGTTTCCTTGATGACGGGCCACAGCGCCCGCTTGATGCGGTTCGGGCAGGTGCGCCCCTGTCGGCAGTCAAATGTGCAGCAGGTTTTCTCCATCTCAGTCTCTCCTAGAAGGGCGGCTCGTCGCCGGGATGCGCAGGTCTCCACGCTACAGGCAACGGTCTCGCCGGTGGCGGTTCGGGCCGGGGGCGCATGACCCCCAGCCTTGCCAGCTCTGCCTCAAGCTCCCGAGGCAGGTCCGAGGTCTCGGTCACGAGGGGTCTTCACCTTGCTCCACAGGCTGTATGATGTATTGCTCCAGCCGCTGCAGACGCACCTCCATAGCGCTGAGCTGTTCCACGAGAGCCTGCGTAGCCACTTTACCCCCCGCCGAGTTGCGACGGACTACCGTGTAACCCATCTCCTCCAAGTCCCGGATCGCTCCTGAGATGTTTGAGTCAGTCACGTAAAAGCCGAGAGTCTTCGTCGCCTCGACGGACATCCGAGTGATGGTCTTTGTTGGCAGCTCCAGACCGCCGTCCCCCAAGTCCTTGCACATCGGCTTCAAGTAATCGTGGATAAGTCGGTTGCGCTGAGCAAAGGTCAGCACGTTGTAGGTCTTGCCCATAGTTCTTTCCTTCTGGTGTTGAGGGGCCGCCGCGGCGGCCCCGAGGTTCACTCCGTACGCCAGACACGCACGCCGACCACACCGTCCTCCTTCACGGTGCGCATCTCGAACGACATATCCGTGTAGCGCTTGCGCGCCGCGGTCACGGTGCCGCCGAAGCTCTTGCCGTCCCGTCCGGGGACGAAAAAGCTGTCACCCACGTCCATGATGTCGAACGGGTACTTGGAGCGCCGGCCGAGCTGCATCTTCGTAGGGATCGGGATGTCCTTGTCGATCGTGATCTCGGCCGCCCCGGCTGCATCACCCTCATACTCGTCGTATTCGTCGTAGCTCATGTTGAGTCCTCAGTTTGTCAGGAGCCATAGGCACTCACCTATGTCTTCCATGGTGTCATATTTCACCACGCAGTATGCGTAGAGCATACCGAATAGCATATGTTCCCACACTAGTCCAGCAGCTCCAACGCACACCCAAACTCGGGATGCCACTCGCCCTGCCGCACGAAGCAATCATACTCAGCGGCGCGGTCTTCGATAGACGTGAGTAGCTCCTGCAGCTCCGTTGTCTCATCTGCCAGCGCGCTGCGGGTGCTTTGTAACAGGTCAACATGTTGCTGTGTGAGGTGCAGTGACACACCAAGCATAGCCACTGACGCAATCAGTAGCGCAAACAATAGCTTCTCGATCATTCTTCTTCTCCCATAAACTGTTCCACGGTGCGGCCCCACAGCACCGCTGCCGGCGCTGCTTCCTTGTTGGGGTTATCGAACACCATGCTCTTCACCACCTTCCGGGCCCGGAACAGACCGTTCATCCGGGAGTGCACCAGCGTGCGGGGCACCTTGAGCTCGTCGGCGATCTCTTGCGTAGTCATCGGCTCTTCTGTCAGCAGGGCGAGGACGGCCTCGTCGGACATCCGCAGCCACGTGTCGGTAGCGATCTCTTCCCCTGCGCCGTGCACGTGCATGGCGAACCACGGGGTGTTGTTGCTGTGGTTGTTCGGGACCAGAGAGGCTATGACCGTGTCGCCGACCTTGATCTGCGCCGCCCGGGCCACGACGGCCGGGATAAACACCCCCTCGCCGTTGTCGGCATGGCCGAACGTGCTCATGGATTCCAGCTGGTCCGTGACGAGCACGGAGTGGATCTCCGGCTCGAAGCCTGTGTTACTTCGTTGCATATAGTGTCTCCACATAGTTTAGAGTTGTTTCTAGCTCACTCAGGTTGTCTTCGTTAATGACAAGGGCAAAGCCGCCCGTGTGCTTGATCTGCTCGAGGTTCCTCGCCTGCAGCTTGGTCGGCTTGTTCTTGCCCGCCTTGCACTCGATACCGATGAACCTGCCGCGGTGGCAGGCGATGATGTCGGGCACCCCCGACCCACCGTAGCCGCCGGTGACAGGGTAGAAGTAGTAAGCCCCCCTAGCCTTCAGCAGCTTGGTGACTTTGGCTTTGACCTTCGCCTCTGGAGTTGCTGCCATCGTAGTATTTCTCCAAGATCTGGTGGGCTATGCACATGGCATACGGGTTCATCTTGGCGACACCGCCAAGGGACGCGGTACCATCACGTGCGTGTATGTATTCGTAGTTTGCGAAGAGCCCGCTGTCGCTCTCGGTTACAAGCATCAGGTCAGCGTCGCGCTTGTCGTACCACACGTCGAACATCTCTTCGCGCACCAAGAATATGAAGCATTCGGGCTTTAACCCGTGAGGTATGGGCCACCTCGGTTTGTTGTTCTCACCTGTCATTCCAATCTCCCTTGTATGCGCAGCGCATACCGATGCGCGTATACGGTGCCCATGGCGATGCCCAGCAGGTCACCGATTTCTCTGGCTGTCAGGCCCCGCAGCGTGAGCTGCAGGACCGCGTGTCTGTTGCCGTTCCTCACTCCACCACCCAGTAGACTGTGTCGGACATGCGGCGGCCGATCCCGTCGATCCAGCCTGTCGGGGGCTTGCCGGTAATCATGCCGAGCGCCCGGATGCGGTCCTGCATCCACTCCGGCAGGTCGTCCCAGCTGTCGAAGATGTGCTCCGTGCCTTCCTCGTCGCTGACCGGCAGGTCGATCGACACGGTGTGGATCGGCGCATCTGCGCTGTACGTCACGCGCCAGAGCCGCTCGCGGGTGTCCATGCCGGCCTGCTTCAGCTCAAGGGCGAGCCAGTGCACGGGGTCCCGGGCCCAGCCGTAGGCTTCGCGCCACACCCACGGGTGGTGGTCCGCCATCCACAGCTCCCGGCAGAGTCGGTCCAGTGTCTTACTCATGCTGCGTCCTCATCCTCCTCTTCTTCATCGAGCTCGTTGGCCTGAATTGTGTCCCACACCACCTCGTCGCTGGTCAGATGCTCGTACTCCTTCTCGAGCTGCACATAGAGCCAGTCGGCCAAGTCCCGGAACAGCTGCTCCAGCGTCTCCTCGACATGGCTGTGCACTTCCTCGGCGTAGTCGTCATCGTCCTCCTCCACCGGCTCGCAGCAAGCAAGGCGCTGGATGTTGCGCCCAGCCCGCTCCACCGAAGCGTAGGCTGGATAGTAGATCCTCGCCAGCAGACAGAGCTCGTCGGCTATGCGGTGCAGCTCTTCGTCGTTGGGAGCGTGCTCCCTGATCTTGGCCGGTGCGATGTCGTAGGTGTGGACCCTGTGCAGGAATGCCCACTCCCACGCCCGGTAGACCCCGGTCCACGCCGCCCCGTCGCCCTGCGACCAGAAACCAGAGAACTCGATGTCGGGTTCGTAGCGGGCCCAGCCCCCCACCGTGCGCAGCGCGCGCTGCTCGAGCGTAATCCCGAGGATCGTGCAGACCCGCTCGAAGTTCTCGTAGACGCAGCCCCACCAGTCATGGTCGACGTTGATGTCACGGTAGCGCTCGATGAGTGCGGCTTTGCGTTCTTCATTCATCTCATAACTCCTTTTGAGTATGCCCGCCGCATACACGGCGGGCGGGTTGTTTACAGGTCGCGTGCTTTGACGTGCACCGTCTTGCCGACGGGTGACGTGGTGCGGTTGTTGTCGAGGATGACCCAGAGTGTCTCGTGATGCCAGTTACCCCACGAGCCGCCGAGCCAGCCGTCGGTCAGGACGATAACACACTGGGCCTTGATCTGCTTGTCCTGCAGATACTGCGGCACGCACTCGACCATGGTGCCCCCGCCGCCCGCGGGCTTGGTGGACTGGGCGATGTTGGCCATGGCGTCGCCCTCGTAGTGCTCGTCGGCGCAGACCTCGGTGTCCCAGTAGAGCAGGCGCACCGCCTCGGGGTGGACGGTGTCGGCGATCTCCTTGACCTCGCTCAGCATAACGCTCAGCTCCCGGTCACCGATGGACCCCGACGTGTCGATGGCCACGACGATCTCGCCGATCTGCTCGGAGATACCGGACGGCATGTAGTAGCCCGCACCCATGTAGCGGCGGTTGGGCTTCTTCCACGTGGAGTAGTCCTTGCCGGCACAGGTTGTCTGGATGAACTCCCGCAGCACCTCACGCCAGTCAACCTGCGGCGCCAGCAGCTCCTCGAAGGACCGGTCACCGCCGGACCCGGTCTTGCCTGCCGCCAGCACGCCGGCGCGCAGCGCCTCGTCGATCTCCCGGGCGAGGTCTTGCTTCTCGGCCTCGGTCATCTCCTGAGCGTCGTCCCAGTCGTGCTCGTCGAAGCCCTCGGGTATGCCACCCGGCATACCACCCCCGGGCTGGCCCGGCTGGCCTTGGCCGCCGCCACCCCCCTGCGGGGGGAAGCGCTTCTGCAGGTCGCGGAACACCTGCGCAGCGTCCCAGCCCCGGTACTTGTCGTCGTAACAGCCGCCCTCGGGCATCTTGACCCAGCCATCCTTGCCGAGCTCGTCCATGATCTGGATGTTGATGACGAAGTCACAGGCGACGTTGGCCATCTTGGGGTGTTCGTCGTACATCCAGCGCCACGTGGTCAGGTGCTTGTACAGTTTGTGGTACACCTCGTGCAGCACGAGGAAGCGCAGCTCGGCGTCGTTGAGCCCGTCGACGAACTCGCGCCCGTAGAACTCGTCACGCCCGTTGGTGCAGGCTGTGGGGATACCCTCGCGGATCTCCCGCTTGCCGATCATCATAATGCCCGACAGGGCGACAAGCTCCGGCTTGGCCATGATGTCGATGACGGCTTTGTCGAGCCGCTGGCTCGGTGTGAGTGCTTGGTGGAACATGTTGTTAGTCTCCTTGGTGTTGTGGTTTTTCTAGGCTGTATGCCCTGCGCATACCGCTCAGCGGGGCACCGCGTAGCAGCTCTTGAGGGCGTTGTGTCCGACCACGTAGGGCATGCGCTCGTGGTAGAAGACGGGCTCGTTGGTCTGGTCGTAGATAGCCATGCGCACAGAGTCCGGGTCGCCGCCGGACCACGCCGTCATCAGGTCATGCCAGTAGTCCTGATCGGCAAGCATCGCCACCGTCTCTCGGGGGGACCAGAAGCCCCGCAGCTCGAGGGGCGCGGTCATCATGGACCGCATCAGCTTGTACCACTCCCGGTACTCGGCGTAGCGGGTCTCGGCCAGCACGCGCCGGGCGACCTTGCGGTCGGTCTTGCGCTTCTCCCACACCATGGGTGTGTCGACGGTCTCGTGGTCCGGTGCGATGCGTACGGTGTTGGCGATGGGGTATATCTTGGCAGCGCGCCAGTCCCGACCAACCCATAGGTTGCTCATCCCGCCGCCGGTGTGGAGCCCGTAAGGCAGCAGGCAGTTGGCGAAGGCTTGGGTGCTCTGGCTGGTGTACACCTTGAGCGTGATCGAGTTGTCAGGGTGCCACGTCACCACGTCGGTGCTGTGGTAGCGAAACGCGATGCTCCCGTCGCTCAGCTTGCGGACGCCGTAATGCCGGGCGCGTATCTCAAGGAAGGGGAAGTCCTCGCCGCCGTTGCGCCACGGCTTCTGGGCCGCACGGTCGTGGTAGCGCAGTGCGGCGGTGTAGCTGAAGATGCTGGGGATATTCGCGGTTGAGATTGCAAAAGCCATTGTCAGTCTCCTTGTTTACAGGTCGCAGTCAATGCGGCGGATGGGGTAGAGGTTGTCTTGGAGAAAATCCATCAGGTCGTAATCGTCGTTGTCGTAGCTGTCATCGACGTCTACATCGGTGTCTTCTTCACCGATACGCACTATGCGGTAGGCATACTCGAAACCGCGCTCGTCGGCGAAATCTTCGCATACACTGGCGATGTGCTCGAACGCCTGTACGTCCTCGTAGCTGTCGTACCACTTCACGTCGTTGCCGGTGAACACCATGTACGGCGGCTCGTGGTCTGGGCAGAGCTTCCATTTCTCCATCACGTTGTGCTTCTGCACCTTGGGGTCCATGCGGTACACCGCCAGAACCTCCTCCATCTGCTTGCGCGTCTTGAACGCGACACCGATGACCACGTCTGAGCTATAACCCATTTCTTTCTCCTTGGTTGGTATGCCCGCCGCATACCGCGGCGGGCGATGTGAACACCTTTTACTTCTTACATATCGAGCCCGGGCAGGGCTGCGATGGCTTCCTCGACGGACTTGCGGGTGGCCTCGCGGTACGCCGGGTTCTTGACCAGATCATCCTTGCTGGCGCCGTAGAGCGCGGCGCGCAGCTTGGCCTCGGCCAGCTGCAGCTGGGGGTCGTGGGTGTAGTTCGTTGCACCCAGCAGGTCGATCAGGTTGCTGATGTTGTCGATGGTCGACTGATACACCTTACCCTTGCGGGTCTCGCTGACCTCGAGCTGTGACACCATGCGCTCCAGCTGCTCACGCAGCCGCTCGTTCAGGTCGCCCATGGCCCGGCCCATCTGGTCCTCGTAGAAGGACTGGTACTGCTCCCGCAGCGCGTCCTGCGCCTCGCGCTCCATGTCGACACGCCAGTCGCCCACGTCGGGCACGGGGATGTAGTTGAGCCGGAAGGCGAACTTGTGGCGCAGCGCGTCCACGGTCGGGTACTCGTCCCGGTCGAACAGGTCGCCCAGCGAGGTCTGGGCCTCCATCACCTCCCAGTCGTAGGCAGCGAGGAACGCCTCGACCAGCCGCTCGAACTCGTTCTGCAGCCCGGTCATATGCTTCTGGTAGTCGAAGTACCGGGCCGTCGGCAGCAGGCGGATACCGCTGTCCGACCACGGCAGCGTCGAGGCGTAGTGCGAGCCGCGTGCGTTCGATGCGAACTTCTGGATGGCGACCAGCTCGTCGCAGTCGGCGAGGAGCTTCTTGGTCACGTTGGCGACGCCGGACTTGGCGTGCTTGGACATGGTCACTTCGTCGGACACGGTGCGATCCTTGCGGCGGCCGGTCCAGACAGAGATCGACAGCTCCACCAGCATGCTGGCAGACGAGATCGACGGTGCGGTGATAGCGGTTGTGTTCATAGCGTTCATGTTAGTCTCTCCTTGGTTAAGATCAGTCGACGTGGTCGAGCCACGTCCAGCCCATGACACCGGGCACGGTGTGGGCAACGGCGGTGAAACCGCTGCTATCAACCTCCACACCGGTGAAATCGCCGTCGCCATCTTCGACAGCCGCAATGGCTTCCTCGATGGTGTCAGCTTCGACGGCAAACTCATACGTTACAGTCTCGGTTGCTTTGATGCGGAACTCAGGCATCTTGTCTCTCCATAGGTATGCGGCCCGCATACAGCGAGCCGCGTTGGGTTTACTTCTTGCGCTTCACCTTGGTGACGGCTTCCTCCCAGCCGAGATCGCCGAGCAGGCCGTTGTTCAGCCTGCTCTTCTCGTAGTCTGCGATGTCTGCAGCGTCCTCGGCGTTGCTCGCCTCTACCGTGCGGTAGAGGGTCAGTGCGACTTCGTATTTTGCCATCAGTTGGCCTCCTTGGGCTGAGTGGTCAGGATGGTCTCACCTGCGAGCAGGTAGTGGATGCGGCAGCGCAGCGCGTTGCGCAGCTGCTTCTTGGTCATTGCCTTCCAGTCCGCAGCGGGGCGCTCGGGGTGGGCTTCCTTGTTCATCTTGATAAGTTGCTTCCGGTTCATGTTAGTCTCTCCTGTGGTATGCGGCCCGCATACAGCGAGCCGCGTTGGCGTTGTTACTGCTTGTCACTGGCGAAGAGGTACGAGTTCGTGCGAGCCCACGCCGTGAAGCCTGCGTTAGTCATCACGATACCCTGCCGGCTGTAGCCCGGGGTGCGCACACCGTTGGCGAACATACCCTGACACTCGCGCGGCATGCGGTTGAGGTACGTCATCCACGCGTCGATCCAGTCGCGCTCGATGCTCGCCAGCGTCCGGTAGACCACCATGCACTGGGCGGCGATGGACTTCGGCACCGGGGCGTTCTCGGGGTCGCTCTTGATCTGTGCGAGCTTCGGCAGGTCATCTGCCAGCCGGACGTAGGCCATCATGTCCATGGCAGCCCGGTCACCGATCGTGCCCATGAGCGCAGCCGTGACGCTCTGGTCGTCCATGAACTCGCGCAGCTTCAGGATGTCCGACGCAGCTTCGAGCGAGCGAGGCGTGACGAAGGACGTGCGCCCGGTCGCACGGGGGTGGAAGATATACGGGTTGTCGTCCGGGTTGCCGATGTCCTCGAAGCTCTGGAACACCTGCGGGTTGTCCCGCACCCAGCCGAGCAGGCCGTGGTCGATCCCGTTGTCGATACCCCAGCTGATCCAAGTCAGATGGTCCGGCTTGCTCAGCGTCACGACGGTGATGCGGTTGCGCTGGTGCGCCACGAGCATGTCGCCCATGCCCTCGGCCCCGAGGTTCGTGGTGGCGAAGACGATGGAGTCAGGGTGCAGCGCCTGACTGCCCACGCGCCGCTCCAGCATGAAGGCCGTGAGACCCTGCTTCACCATCGGGTTGGCCTTGCCGAACTCGTCGAGCATGACGATCACCGGCACGTTCTCGTGCACGCCCAGCTCCTCGTTAGGCACGGTGTGGAAGTACGGGGAGTCGCTGTCGACACCGGCGATGTGCGGCAGCATGAGGTCGCCGAGATCTTTGGTGGTGCAGTCAAAGTAGATCGGCTTGTGCGAAGGTAGTTCCTTCGCCAGCGTCTTGAGGATCGTCGACTTGCCCGTACCCGTGTGGCCCTGCACCAGCACGGTGCGCTTGTGGCCGATGGTCTTAATCATGTTGCTGCACTGGTCGAGGCTCAGCTTGTACATGGCGTGTGCGTTGTTAGTCATTAGTCTCTCCGTTGTTGTATGCGTTGCGCATACTTGGCTTGTCTCATCAGTGGGCAGGTAGCCAACCTACCCAGACCGGGGATCACTCCCCGGTTTCGACACGCAGTCGCGCACGCCAGTTGTACACGCTGCTCACGTGCACGTTGAACATCTCAGCGGCCTCGACCACGCTCGTGCGCTCAGCCTCGCGCAGCGCCGCTATGCGTAGCTCTGCGGTCAGCCCGTAGTCGGGGTGCCATGGGGTCACCTGCTTTTCTGGTTCAAACACTTCAGTTCCTCCTTGTTCGTGATGCGGGTGTAGGCACCCTTATGGGTGGGTACGATCGCCCACAGCTTGCGATCCTGTGCGGCGCTCGCCTCGCCGCAGTCGAGACAGGTGCGGTAGCCCAGCGCCGCGCGGCGCGGGTGGTATGCGTCGCCGCATACCGTGCACTCGGGGGTGTAGGTGTTGCTGTCAGGCATTGTTGCGGGCCTCCTCCTTCTCGAGCAGCGCGCGGGTCACGGCGATGTAGCCGCTGATGTGGTTCTGCGTCACGCCGAGCGCCTCGGCAGCCGCCTTGCGGCTGGGGTATGTCACGCCGCCCACCGTCGTGGGTAAGGTGTACACCGGGTCGCATCCGGGCTTGAGTGGTCCGCGACCCACGCGATCCAGCGTGCCGCTTTTCGCGGCGTTCGTTATGGTCTGGCCTGCCACGCCGAGGGCCTCGGCAGCGGCCTTGCGGCTGGGGTATGTCACCCCACGGATTGTCACTTGTTTAGTCATTTTTATTCTCTTTGAAATCAGCCAGCCGCTGGTAGAGCTGGCACATGTTGAGCGGGTCGAGATCCTCCTTGGGTGCGTGGGCGCCGAACTGGACCAAGCCCTCGTCGGTCACTTCGAAGATGTAGAAGTTGAACTGCAGCTCCGTGTCGGCCGACACCCGGTAGGCGGTCTCGTGCACCAGCGAGTAGTCGTCATCCCTCGGGTCGTAGAACACGTCGAAGCAGTCGGTGGAGCCGACGAAGCGCAGCCTCTCGAGGTGGCCTGTCCACGATGGCCACCAGCGCCACGGCTGGTCGGTGTCGTCGTCGATGTCATCTGTCATGTGTTACCTCTTGTATGCGCGCCGCATACCGCGCCGCC